CTTCCTTCAAAAGGATGCACTTTGCCTGTTTCTTTTGCTTGTTTTTTAAATTTATGAAACACACTCATTTGATCGCCCTTGTGTTCTTCATGTTCTCCGTATACATTAAAGAAACGCAATCCTTTAATATTACATTTATAATCTTCCCATGATAACATTTCTACACTACGATCAAACAAATATTTTGACCACGAATATGGACTTTGTGGTTGCTTAGGAGCATCTTCATTGAACTGTTGCCCATCTCCGTATACACTAGCACTTGATGCATAAATTAAATCAATACCTTGCATGTCACATACTTGCATTAGTCTATGACTAAAGTCTAAGTTTTGCTTTAAGACTTTTTCAACATCACGTTCTGTTGTACTTGATATTGCTCCCATATGTATAACTTTATCAAATTGACTACAATCAGGTACTACATTTTCTATAAAATCATATTCAGCAATACCATGTCCTTTGCTCATTAGGTATTTTTTTAAATTCTTTGCTATAAATCCGTCAGGACCTGTAATTAATATTTTTAGTTTATCACTCATTTATTTTCTCTAATATACTTGTAGTTGAAAAGTCTTCAACTGTAGGAACAATGTATACGCTAGTTAAGTCGTGTCCTACTACTTGGTTAACTTTATAATCTCCACCCTTTACAATTAAGGTTGGCTTTAGTGATTTAATTAAATTGTATGGCGTGTCTTCGCTAAACACAATAACTTCGTCTACCCAAGATAAAATTTCTAATTGTTTTTTACGTATTTCTACAGGATTAATTGGCCTATTATTGCCTTTTAATCTTTTAACACTATTGTCATCATTAAGACCTACAATAAGTTTATCACCTTTTTCTTTAGCCGCTTTTAATAATTCAAAATGTCCTGTATGCAATATATCAAAACACCCGTTAGTAAACACAATAGTATTTTCTAAATCCTCTTTATTAAGAATATATGTGCCAACATGTTTTACACTTTCGGTAGACCCTTTTGTTGCTATTTCTAAACAGCGTTTATAACTATAACCTTTTGTAAGAGCATATACAAAGCCTGCTAAAAAACAATCTCCTGCGCCTGTTACATCAGCAACTTCTACAGCATCTACTTCAATCTCATAGTTTTTACCATCAATTTGTGCAATAATTTCTTCGCCTGCATTAGTTGTAATAATATTACCCTGCCATTCGCCAAATCCTAAGTCATGAAATTCACTGTAGTTGGGTTTTACTAACCAAGCATTTTCATAGAACCAAGCATTTTCTTTTGGGTCAACAATTATCTTACACTCAAATGTATTAATATGTTTAATAATATCTTTTGCTTCGTCTAGTACACCTTTGTTATAATCACTTAGCACAACATAGTCGTATTGAGAAAAATTAGTTTCTTGCACTTGTTTTAAAACTTCTGTTCCGTTTGCCTGTGCATCATCATCAATACGTGTAACATAATGTCCGTCACAAATTATTCTAGTTTTAACACTAACTTTACCTTGTGTTTCAAACAGATCGACATCAACACCTAAACTTTTTAAGTTTTCGTATACAAGACCTGCGCCGCCTCTTGTTTCTTTTTCTTCGATATATGTAATTACAGGCACTGGTGCTTCAGGACTAATTCGCGAACTAGTGCCATACACATACTTGTCAATTATTACATCTCCGATTACTAAGACTTTCATATTTTATTATAACTTACTATCTAATCTTTGTCAAGTAAATTTAAAACTTTTGTTACAGTTTCTAACTTACTTTGATTAATTTTACTTTGTAAGGTATTGCGTAAGCCATGATGCAACGGCTTAGGCCAACTACCATTATTGACCCAGGCATACCCATCATGCTCTGCATTTAATTTAGGAATAAATTCTTGTTTTACTGCACACAAATATGTATGAAATTGAAATTGATGATCAGTTGAAATAAAAGTTTCTAACGGAATTGTTTTTTCTATTTTAGGTAAAAATCCTAATTCTTCTTTAATTTCTCTTTTTAAAACTTCCCATGGAGTTTCTTTACCTTCTCCAGTGCCACCAACTAACCCCCATTGGTTTTTAGTCTTACCTTGAGTACGATGTAATAAAAGAAAACGCTTTGTATTGAGACTGTAGAACAGAGTTCCACTGCAAATTATCTTGTTCATAAAAATAATTAGCCGTTGAGAGCGATTCGCCAGGTACCTTTTGGATATAATCCCTCAACACTTAATAACCATTCTTCGCCGTCCCAGCGATATTGAATGCCTGTTTTTAGATTAGTTGTATATGTAACTGCTTTAGTTGTAGATGCTGTAAACACAACTTCCCATTTTATACCATTCCATTCAACGATATCGTTGCGTTTAGCAACTAGATCTTCGTTTGCTGTGCCTTTCCATGCATCAGCACCATCATAGTTATCTTCGTCACCAATATCATTTAACAATAATATTCTACCACCTAAACCTTTCATTACTGATGTTGGTACAGTTTTTTGTGGATCAATAATGTAATCAATAGTTGTCCATTGATTATTGTTTCTAGTAGGACCTTGGATAATAGTATTACTTGGAAATGTATCGTCATCCCAATCAATAACTAATTGTGATTCATCCATAGGATTCATACTAATTGTACCAGTAATTTCGTGTGTTTCTTCATTAAGTTTTGTAAAGTAAATTCTACTAATACCGTCTTGATATTGTCCAGGATGTGATTCTAATATTTGTCTCCAATTAGTAGCACCTACTATACCGCGACTTTCTATTTGTGCTAATGTGCCCTGTACATATATACCGTAATCTTGATAATTAGTTCCAACTACATGTTTAGCCGCCGTAGTTTCAACTGAACGATTTCCGTCTTTGTCTACTACCCCAGATACAATGCTATCATCATGTGAATTAAGTGTTGGCATACTTAATCCTAAGTCTAATGTTCCTGTATTTTCATCAAAAATACTTGTTATAATGTTTGTAATTACGCCAAGTCTTTTAACTTTAACTGGCGGACTAATATAAATTGGTGTACTAAATGTTAGTGTCGAAACATCAATTTCACTATCAACGCCTACAGGTACACTTCTTGAACTCCAAGTAACACTATCTAACATAACCGCAGTTAGACTAGTCCAGTCAATATAATTATCTGTAGTTTGTAATTCTAAACTAGGATTAAACAATACTAATATTTGTTCTAATATTTGTAATTTCATATCAGTATTAGTTGACCAAATATCACAATTAAATGTTAACTTGTATGGTGTAGGCATTAAACGTTCAACAGTATAGTTTTTACCTTCGTAATTTAAATACTCTTTGCCTTGGGTATCATATGCACGTTCTCTAATATTAACTTTACTAACATAACTAGCATCACTTGTTCGTTCTCTATCTATTTCCATGCCAGTTACATGCACAGCAATACGTGGTGCACTAGGTATTTTGTTTTCAGTATTATCACGTATAATATTTGCAACCTGACGTGTAAGATCACCGTATGTTACAGGTATTTGTGTTAAATTTCCCTTACCGTCTTTGACCGAAAAGTTACTCATTAGTCTTACCATTTGAGTAACATACCGTCTTACTTGACCATCATAAAAATGTTCCATTAGTTATCCGCCTTTGGACGTAGTGCCTTTGAAAGACTTTGTTTCTCTTTAACTGTTTCGCCACCAATTTGTGATTGTGCTGGGTTATTAATAAATGTAGTTTTTTGTGTATTACGTGTATCAGTATTTGTAAGGTCAACACGTATACCGTCTTGCATTTTAATCCAACGGTTGTTATTGTACTTAAATAATCTTTTAGGTGAATAATCTGTTCTCATAAAGTAATCTCCATCAACTGGTGTAGTTGGAAAACTAATACCCATTCCGTATGGAGCACCATTATTGCCTTCAACTCCTAGTAAGTATCCTTGATAACCTGATCTATCAGGTCGATCACTTATATCGCCTGCTTGAACGCCTATGTTACTTGCATCTATTTCAGTTTCGTCAGCAGTTTTTAATGCAACAGTTCCATCATCATTAGTTGCTAGTGTATAATAGTGTCCTGTATCATAACCTGACTTAGGAGCATCTGCTTCTGCTTGTGCAATTACTGCGTCATTAATTTGCATTTCTTTTTCGTAGGTTGATAATACATCACGTAATGTATCACTTGAACCTTCTTGTGCTGGTAAATCTAATATTTCTTTAAACTCTTGACTGTCAACAATTTGTTTCAATTTTATTCTATATAAATGTGGATACCATGTAGGAGAAAATCCTTCTGCGGCTCTGTTTACATCTTCAACAACGTAAAATCTTTTTAATGCTACACTGTGATCGTTAAGAGCGTGTTCATCTTTTAAATGAGGAAGTTCAATTACGTCCCCTGATATAATTTTTCTGCCCAACGTTTTAACACTTCCGTTAATTGGAATAGTCATAAACAAAGTATCATTTTGTAAAAATAAACCAAATTGACTCATATCAAAATCGATATCTTGTACAT